CCCGGCAGGACTCGGACAGGCTGGCTGGCCCCGTCCAGTTTTGAGTCTTGTCCACGGCCGAAGCCTCGAAGACCCCCCGAGAGTCGATGGGCCGCCAAAGCCCGTACCGTCTCCCAGCCCCAAAGTGCTGCCAGAGCCACCGAAGCAGCGAAGCAACAACCTTGCAAGAATCTTGTTTTACCCTAGCCTCCCCTAGCCGTCAATGCTTTTTTTCGAGGGCATGTCGTTTTTTCCAGAATGGGGGCTCAGGAAGGTTGGGGCAAGCGTAATAGAGATGCAGCCGAGAACGGCAAAACCTCGAAAAACCTCGAACAGCCGACGGAGGTGTGCTATGAAGTCCTGACAACCAAACCAAACAGCGAGTCTGACAGGAGGCTAACCGCCTCTGCGCCCAGAGCCGCCGGGACGTACACCGCCCAGGCGGCTCCGCCATTTCAAGGAAGGACCAACCATGAAAGCATCAGAGCTATACCCCACCCCCCACTGGATCCTCTGCACCCCAGAGGACCCGACGAGCTATGGGGTGAGCCGATTCAAGATGCTCAAAGAGCCCACCAAGCAACAGTACGAGGCCGGGCTTAGCGAAGGAAACACGTTCCTGTGCAAAAAAACGCACCCGTGAAGATCAGCACGGACCTGTACGCTGTGCGGTTCACCGATGTCATCGCTGTGGTCTAGACTGGCTTCTCCTGCACCAGCTCTCCCCCCTGGCCAGCCGCCACCTCATCGGAGGGGACCAGAACCAGGGCCTCCGGGATGAAAAGGTCGCACATACTCTCAGTCCCATCGAACCAATCGCAGTTCCACATGGTCTTGATGCTGTTCAGAGGCCCAACCGTCATGAGGGGACCACCGCTCTTCAAACGAACTACATCGCCTCTCTTGATCTCAGCCATCACGTCCTCCGGGGCTCAGCCCACTCTCGGCCTACCCACCGCCCGAGGATGATGAACCCCCCCACTCCCGAAGACGCCTGCTGACAGCCGGGACTCTTCGATATGAAAAAACACTAGAAGGAACTCCACACGAAAATAGATTCCCAGGGATCTCGCCGGTTCAACCGAGATAGAGGCATTTTCAAAGTGGCAACCAGACGCAAACCCACCTCCTGTGCCCTTGTCAGAACCATACTCTCCAGAGGCACAACCCCATCCTTAGTCTTCACATCAGCGATGTTCAAAGCGACCTTTCCGCCCCGTGACTTCACCGCCCGGTAAGCACGCTCCAACAAAGGACGAAGAAATCCTTTTCCCCACTCATTCACAGTGGTGTACCTCTTCCAAGACTGGTCACCACCTTGGTACCTCTCTTGGTGGTAGTAGGGAGGAGATGTGAAAACGAAGTCTACATCAGGAGGGTCAAAGTCCTCCGCGGGACACTGATGCAAAGAAACCCGATCTGCCCTCCCTAGATACTCGGCCAACTTTTGGTTGCCAGCCAGCGTATCGGGATCCACATCCGTCGCCACGTAGGTAACCCCCGATGCGAGAGCACCCAGCAAGCGGCCCCCAAAACCAGCACAAGGGTCCCAGACCATCCCACCCGACGGGCAGTAGAGACCATACAGGTACCGGGCCACCATCGGCCGAAACACGGTAGGCGTGCGACAGTTGGCTGTCACAGCACGCAGCACTCGATGTGGTACCACAGGGTCACCGACCCTGAGCTGCCACCGGATGGCTGCTTTGAGTGCTTTATCCTGATGCCACGCTTCAAAAGCAGATGTCTTCCCTTGAGATCCCGCCGTGTACCTGTTGGGGAAAAAAGGGTAGCAGAGCTTCAACCCAGTTGTAGCCAAATTCAACCCAGATGGATCCTGCTGGAGCCTCTTCCAGTTCCGTTCCCAGATGTGCTCCGTAGGCATCTCTGGGAACGGAAAGGAACCCCTACGAAGAACTGAGAGAATCTCCTGAACCCAAACCCCTTGAGTTACAGCATCCAGATCAGCCCACAAAGATGTGTTTGGATACTGGGATCCAAGTACCTGAGTGGTTATCGCCAAGGAAGTTTTGGGCTTGGGGCCCGGCTTCAAATGAGGGTAGCCCGCTTCTCGAAGACGACGACGAACGGTGTCCTTGCTCACCCCATAACAACCAGCAACCTCTTGAACCAACATACCTCTCTGAATGAGATCCCACATTGCGGGAGTCTCATCCTGCAATAGGCAAGGATGAGGGGCTACCAGAGACTTAGGGCCTTTCAACCAAGGGGCTTGGGGCTTGGGTCGCCCTCTAGGAGGAGAATAGGGCACACCCATCTTTTGGAGCTTCCGTCTCACGGAAGAAGCACTGACACCAAGCCCCCGTGCCATTCGAGCGATGGGGACCCCCTCAGCCACTCCATCTCGCAGAACCTCTTCGGAAAGCCTCTTGCGTATCTGATAATGCTGCCCTTGGAATCCAAAAGGACCGAGCTTGTAGGCCATGCAGGCAGGGACGTGGGGACGGATGATCTCGATGAACCGCTCTGCTGTCCCCTCCCGCTCCATGTGGAACTGGCCCGTCTTGCCCTTCTTCACCTCCCACCGCGGCTTCAATCCAAACTTCTCGAAAATAGCCCACGCCACCTCCAAGCTCGCATCGCCAGCCCCGAACGTGATGCCAGGCCACCAGCCAACATGACCATCGTCCAAGTACCAGATCGCCAGAGCAAAGGCATCTATGTGCTCGACCACCTCGGGCACCATACGCTTCCAGCCCTTCTTATGGTCTGCGTAGAACATCTCCTGCCAGGCGTTCAGGGAACCGTGGGCGCATGTTCTCATGCTGAACTGCGGGTAACCTTCCTGGCTTGGCACGGGATACACGGGAGGGTCGAACTTGACCCATTGACCCCACAGACCTACCTTCCACTTCAGGTAAGGCACCTGCGCCTCGCAATGCCCTTCAGTGTAGTAGGAAGCGTTCTTCTGCCGGACGATGCGGCCGTCCCCCAGCATCGAACCAACCAGCAAAGACTTCAGCTTGCCCTCTATGGGGGTCACCTTGTTCCGCTCCCACCGAGGGAGGGACTTTATGCAGAACCTCAGCCGCCACGACTGCACCCGCTTCTTCGTGGTGTTTAGCCGGGCGGCGATGACCTTGTCGGTGAGATGATCCTCGTGAACCAGGGTGTGAAGTTCAGCAGACGAGATGGGACAAGGTATTGCCTTCATGCCCAGATAGTAGCAGAAAACCGTCGGGATGCAACACCACCCAGAATCGGAGGTTCGATTAGGGTCTAATCAACAGCCCCCTAGGCACACCGCTGGGAAACGATGTGGAAGGCTAGAAAACCATCCTGGTGCTTGTATCTTCCCCCAAAAAAGAAGGCCCCACCAACTTTCGTCGGCAGGGCCTTCAGTCCGAGTAGCCCGTCTAGATCAACGGGTTACGGATCAGCGGGTGACGGTCAGGCGAGCGAGCCCACGGGGGTTGTACGCGCCCAGGCCCAGGTTCTCAAAGATTGAGAATCCAATCATTCGACGCTTGGGGTCGTCGGCGCTGAGAACCGTGAGTTCGGTACGCACCGGGATGCGTCCAAACATCTCCGGTTCGCAGCAAAGGTAGACCGTGCCGTTCGGGACGAGGCGGGATGTGACGACGTTCGCGCCGTAGATCACGCCCTGGAGGCCGGTCTTCAGGAGCGTGGCCTGAGACTCGATGTCGAGGATGTCGCGACCAAACTTGCGGATGTCCGCGTAATCCCTGGCGTTCATGTAGATGCGGGCAACCCGGAGGTCATGCCGCTCGATGAGCGCGAAGGCATCGGCCAGCACCGCGCCACTGATCGGGGCGATGACGGGGATGTCGGCGTTGAGCTGACCCGCGAGAGAGTCGAAGCCCGCGGTGGCCACGGAGTCGAGGACCGCGAAGACGCGCTCGTCTTCTGCGGACTGGATCTGCGCCCGACCGAGATCCTGGGAGCGTTCGATCAGGTCGAACCTGCGCTCCTTGATCTGGGTGAGCGGGATCTCCGGGTTGGAGGCGATCTCGAACAGGGGGAAGATCACGCGCCGTGGCTTCGTCGCGGCGAGGATGTTCTGACCCTCTTCGCCTACGACGTACGCGGTGACATCCGGGTCTTTGTCGTAGATGGGCAGTGCGCCGTCGGGAAGCTGCTCGACGAAGAAGGTCTTACGACCGACCGCGGCGTAGTCGCGACGGGTACGGAGGGGCTGAGTCATCGAGGCAGCGAGCTTGGCGCGGCCCTGGGGAGTACGGATGTACTCGCCGATGATCTTCCGCTTCACAGCGTTGGTGGCACTCATCGTCATGTCCTCCGTCAGATGCGCTGGTCGTAAACCAGATCGCCCTGTGTTGCATCGGGGACCATCTTGACGATGCCGATGATGGTGGGGTCAGTACGAGGGGTACCAGCAACGTCCAGGTTACCCTGTTCCCACGTCTGGTCCATCGTATTGTTGGTGAAGTCCGCAGCAATGGCGTTCGTCAGATAGCCATTCTGCGAGGCGTAGAGCCGCTGTGCGACGTTGTACGCCGTCAACGCGGTGCCAGCTGCCGCTGCCGTCAGGACCTTGTCCTCGAACAGGGTGTTCCCGAAGGTACCCTGGCCGGAGACGTAGGGTCCCTTGCCAGAGGCTGTGCCGGGGGTGTTCTCGAACGCGTTGCCGTTCGAGGAGTTGATGAAGACTCCGAGAACGCCGACGAGAGCCTGGCCGGGGGTGGTGTGCGGACCACCGATGAAGTTGGTCCCGC